CTGAAGCAGAACTAGAAATACTTGATGGTGCAACAGTCACCACAACCGAAATAAACATTATGGACGGTGACACATCCGCATCCGCTACGACTGTGGCAGATGCTGACCGTGTTGTATTCAACGATGCTGGAACTATGAAACAGGTGGCGGTCACTGACCTTGCTGCCTATTTTGATGACGAAATTACAGCAATGCCTAACCTAGTTACGACTGCTGCCACTACGGTTGGCGCACTTAACTCTGGTTCTATTACATCTGGCTTTGGTACGATTGATACAGGCTCATCCACCATTACAACTACAGGGCTTATCTCTGGTGGCTCTCTTGACATTGACGATGTACTTATTAACGGAACTACTATTGGTCACACAGACGACACAGACCTAATTACTTTATCAAATGGTGTGGTGACTGTTGCTGGTGAACTGGACGCAGTTAGCTTAGACATTTCTGGTGATGCTGACATAGATGGCACACTTGAGGCAGACGCAATTACTATAGCTGGTGTTACATTAGCTGAAACAATCTCTGACACTGTTGGTGCTATGGTTAGTTCCAATACGGAAACTGGTATATCTGTAACATATGATGACAGTGATAATACCCTTGATTTTGCTTTGGGTACAGCACAAACAACAATTGAGTCAGTCAAAAATACCAGCCTCGTAATTGGTAGAGATGATGATAATCTTATAAAGTTTAGTACAGACAATCAAATTATCTTTGAAGTATCGGGCGGTGATAACGTAATATTTAAAGCCAGTGGCGAAATTGAAGCTAGTAGCCTTGACATTTCTGGTGATGCAGACATTGATGGCACATTAGAAGCCGATGCTATTACCGTTAATGGCACAGCACTAGCTACGGTGATTGCAGGAACAACAGTTACAGATGCAACTAACTCTGCCCACGTTTTAGTAACCGACAATGAAAGCACTGACGAAGAAAACCTTATTGCTTTTGTAGAGGATGCTACTTCTAGCACGGGTAATGTTGGACTAGAAATGGATGGTAATTTCAGTTACAATCCAAGTACGGGGACAGTTAGTGCCACAGTATTCAAGGGTAACATAGATGCAGTAGATGGAGACTTTGATGGTACTTTAGAGGCAGATGCTATTACTGTTGGCGGTACGGCACTTAACACAGTCATTGCAGGTGTAACAGTAGCTAATGCTACTCTTGCTGCTACAACTACTGTTACTGATAGTACAGCTAATACAAACTTTCCTGTAGTATTTCACGATGAGTCAAACGCATTGTTGGATGACACGGGTGCATTACGGTATAATCCAAGTACAGGGGAATTGCTAGTACCTAAACTTACTGTAGCTGGAACTACTACTACTGTAGATACAGTTACAATGAATGCAGAGAATGCAATCATCTTTGAGGGTGCTACTGCTGACGCACATGAAACTACACTTACTATTGTAGACCCAACAGCAGACCGCACAATTAACTTGCCCAATCAGTCGGGAACGGTTCCGTTGCTGGCTGCAGCAAGTAACACAGCAATTACGTCCACTCCTGCCGAACTAAACATTCTTGATGGTGCTACAGTAGTCGTGGGCGAAATTAATGCTCTTGATTTGGGTTCAACAGCAGTTGGTAATGCTATTGCGTCTAAGGCAGTTATACTAGATTCCAATAAAGATTATACAGGCATTCGTAACTTTACAATTACTGGTGAGTTAGACGCAGGTTCATTAGATATTTCTGGTGACATAGACGTAGATGGAACTGCCAATCTTGATGTTGTGGATATTGATGGTGCATTAACTCAAGACGGTGGTGCTGTATTCAATGAAGCAAGTGCTGATGTAGATTTTCGTGTTGAGTCTAACGGCAATGTAAATATGCTTTTTGTTGATGGTGGCAATAACGCTGTTGGCGTTGGCGCAGTTCCTAACGCAACCTTTGGTTCACTACTTTACACACAAGGCACACCAGCAGCCAATAAGCCTATTTTCTCTGGATACTCTCAGGGCAACAGCAACAATGCTGGAATAGCCATTCTAAACGATTCTGGAAACAGAGGCATTTGGACGACTGGCTCGACTATGCGGTTTACGCGTACTTATGAAGGTAATTCAACTGCCGATTTAAGCATAGATGCGTCAGGCGACGTGGGCATCGGTGAATCGTCACCTGACACACAACTACACATTTCATCATCTGCGCCAGACTTACGACTAGAAGATACAGACGTAAGTAGATTTGTAGATATTTTGTATGGAACTCGTGTTTCAACAATAAGAAATACAATGGCAAGTGGCGAAGATATAGACACCATTGAGCCTTCAATGGTTTTCTCATTCAAAGATGATGGCGAAACACGCACAGCTATGACCATTGACCACGATGCCGCCACTAAGATTCATTCATCAGGCGGCGCAACACCAACGTACAGCCACACAAATAACGGTGAAGGTCTAACATTTCGATACAATGATGATTCAGGCGCAAGAGCCGCAGATATTGTAGCTACTGGCAACACACCTGCTGGTGCGACAATGGCTATGCGTTTCTTTACGAGTCCAAACAGTACAGACAATGCGGCTGAAGTGATGCGTATACAAAATGGAGTTGTTACGGTAGGAAAATCTGACGCTGGTAGTGATGTTGCTGGTGCTACAATTAGAGGAAATGGTCAGGCTTCCTTTACCAAAGCTAGTGATGGGCCGTTAATCTTAAACAGAAAAACCGATCAAGGTTACATTGCTTTATTTCAATATGACAACACTTCTATTGGACAAATTGGCGTTGATGGTGGTGACAATTTCTACATTACTGGACAGACTGGCGATACTGGCGGTTTTTATTTTAACGATGCCTCTTTAAGTCCAGCATATCAAGGTACTGAAAGAGATAATTTCTATGACTTGGGCAAATCAAACGTGCGTTTTGATGACCTTTTTGCCACTAACGGCACAATCCAAACATCTGACGCCAACGAAAAGCAACAGATTGCCAGCCTGACTGACGCAGAAATCACTGCGGCAAAGGCTATCAGCGCATTGTTCAAAACATTTAAGTGGAAAGACAAGGTTGAATCAAAAGGTGATGCGGCTCGTACACATTCTGGTGTGATTGCACAGGAAGTGCAGACAGCTATGACTAATGCTGGGCTAGATGCAACTGACTATGCTTTTTGGTGCAGTGATACGTGGTGGGAAGCAAGCATAGATGTTCCTGCTGTTGAGGCTTCAGAGGAAGTGTTAGATAAATTTGGTACAGTTACTACTGAAGCTGTAGAAGCCAAAGACGCATACACTCGTATAGACACTTACTATAAAGCAGACGAAGCCCCTGATGGTGCAACACAAATCACTCGTATGGGCATCCGCTATCCAGAACTGTTGGCTTTTGTTGGTGCGGCAACAGAACAAAGACTTGCTAATATTGAGACACGACTTACTGCTCTAGAGGCTGGTTGATGAGTAAGCCAACAGTTACATCAGTCCAAGGCCAGATAGACACGCACGAAGCAGTGTGCGCTGAACGCTGGAAAGAAACAATCCTGCGTATTAAGCGTATTGAACACATTATGATTGGTACTGCTGGTACTACAATTCTTTTGCTTATAGGCATAATAGTAAATGGATGATTCATGTATTCCTGCTGTTTGTCTTTATTGGATCGCAGGGTGACAAGCAATTAGTTAGCAATGATATGTATTTTAAGTCGCTAGATGATTGTACATGGTACGCACAAACCCTTCACAAACAGGGATCACAGATAACAGCTTATTGTCTACCAGCTACTGTAGATAAAGATACAAAGGTGTACTGATGGAACCCATTTCTACTGCACTTGCTGGGATTGCTCTGGTTAAAGGGGCTACTGACGCTATAAAAGCGGCTATTGGGACTGCAAATGACATTAGTGAAATCGCTGGATATATCGACAATCTGTTTGAAGGTCAGGCACAAGTAAACAGAGAGCGTAACAAAAAATCTGGTGTCGGTGCTATGGATGGCATTGGTTCTGTAGCTTCAGAAATGATTGACGCAAAGCTGGCGCAGGAAAAACTATATGAAGTATCCATGCTTGTTGATCTTAGGTTTGGTAGTGGCACATGGAAATCTATAGTTGAAGAACGAGCCAGACGCATACAGGCACAGAAAGAGCGTGTCAAACAAGCGGCTATAGAGAAAGCCGCAAACCGAAAAGAGATTGTGGATAGTTTATTTATGCTGTTCTACGTTTTGTGTGGTGTTGTGGCGTTTCTAATTATAGCTTTTGTAGCTTTACAGGCATATGCGGCTGACCCCAAGATGACCACATGCAGACTAGCGGCGATGGAAAAGCTATCAGCTACGGAAGTTTTATGTTTTTATAAAGGTGCAAACAACACACAGGAGTCACATAAAAGTGAACTCTACTTAGGTTGTATGCGTCAGTATGCTTGTGAGTACAACCCTATGCCCAAAGGTATGAGCCTTAAAGATACATTGGATTCTATAAAGAAAGCTATGCAATGAGTGTGGAAACATTTCTAAGATGGAAGATACTGCCCCGATTAATGATGTTTGTTATGACAGTTATGTATATCAGAGTCATTGAGTGGGGCATTAGCCTAGATGATTTAACTACGCAACAAAGCGCAATGATAAGTGTTGTTTCTGGTGCTATGACAGGGGCATTTGCAGTCTGGTTAGGCAGTGAAAAATGAAACAAGCGGCTACAAAACTAAACGAAGCAAGTGAAATAACAATTCCTTTGCGTAATCTTATTAGTATGATTGCGTTTACTGCTGTTTCTGTTTGGGTTTATTTTGGGCTGACAGAACGGATTAGTTTTCTTGAGCATAACCTTGAGCTTACTATGCAAGAGGTTGAAGAAAATGATAATTGGATAGATGATTTTGAGCCACCTAAATCTGTGCAAGATACTGTGGCAAGGGTACATGATCTTGAGATTGAGTTAGCAAAATTGAAATTATCAATGGAGTTAGATAAATGATACAGGCATTGATACCGATTGTAGGTAACTTAGCTGGCTCTTGGTTACAGGGCAAGGCTGATGAGAAGAAAGCTACCAGTGAAGCCAAGGTAGCCAAAGCCAAGGCAGAAGCAGAGGTAATGAAGGTTGCCGCTACGCATGAGGCTGGCTGGGAAAAGATCATGGCTCAAGGAAGTCAGGATAGCTGGAAGGATGAGGCGTGGACTGTTTTGTTCATAGTTATAATAGCTATGTGCTTCATTCCACCTTTACAGCCCTTTGTTGAGCGTGGGTTTGCCGCATTGGATACAACACCTGATTGGTTTCAATGGGCAATGTATGCTAGTATAGGTGCGTCATTCGGTTTAAGAGGATTGAAAGGACTTAGAAAATAATGCCAAAAACAGGATTATATTCAAACATCCATGCCAAGCGTAAGCGTATAGCTGCTGGTTCTGGAGAAAAGATGAGGAAGCCTGGAAGCACAGGTGCGCCTACAGCAAAGAACTTTAAGCGTGCAGCAAAGACAGCTAAGAAAAAGAAGAAGTAATGAATACCGACAAGCTTAGACAAGAGATCGCAGAGGACGAAGGCTGCAAGTACGAGGTTTATCTGGATCATCTTGGGCTAGAGACATGCGGTATAGGTCACTTGATCTTAGAAGGTGAGCCAGAACACGGCAAGCCTGTTGGTACTGTTGTAGAGCAAGAGCGAGTAAACCAGCTTTTTAAGCTTGATATGGCTGTAACACTTGATGAGTGCAAAGTTCTATACAATGACTTTGATGATCTGCCAGAGGAATGCCAACACATAATTGCTAACA